CCCATACTGTTAGCTATCTTTTGTAATCCTTGTGGCTTAAAGCCTTTAAACATTGCCATACTCTAATCCTTATTTCATCACTATTGCTACAACCAAAGCTACCACCCCAAGTGTACCTATCATAGACATAGCTTCTATTCGCCACATTCTTTTATCTAGAGCACAGAGCTTGTCATTGACTGCTTGGTATCGGATGGCACACTCTTTTTCATGTGCGTCTAGCTCCATTTGTACTTTAAGTTCAGGTTGCATCTCTAGTTTCATGTATTGTTTCCTATTTAAATGGTTCACCACAAAACCACGTCACTAAAGAATATCTTGTACCTTTTGTTACTGGTTTAACTCTGTGCATTAGATAAGATGGAAACACTATTACAGTTCCTCTTTTGGCACTAATTATATCTTCACCAAAAAATTCAAATTCGCCACCTTCAAAATCATCATTTAGTATAATTGACATAGATACTTTTCTTGTTTTGCCGTGTGTATATTGATTGCCATTATCAAATTTAGTAAATCCATTTCCATCTTTATGAAATTTGAAATGACCAGCTTTATTATACCTTGCAATTTGCATTGATTCACTTGAATCAAGTTGAAAGTTCCAGTTTGAATTGGTGTTGGCTACTCGTGCATAATCCCAAACTAAGTTGTAGACCCATTCTTCATCACACCAAGCTATATCAGTTATTCTTTGGTCTTTAGACGTAACCCCCTTTTGATTTAAATTTGGAATTACCTCTGCTGGTTTCCAATCATTTGCCAACTTTATTATTTTATTACAAGTTTCTTCACTTATTTCGCCATCAAAAAACCAATACTCACTATTTGCATTATCAGGTATTGTATAACCATCCATTTTTAACTTAACCCCTACTCAAAGTCATCCCAAAGATAACTATACCAACCTGTAACTATTGTTTTTTCTTGTGTTTCTGATATTTGACCAACATGAGTGTGTGTCCAATCTGCTGGAAAAATAACTGTCTTACATTTTTGTGCCTTTACAGTTCTATTTTGATAAATAAATTTCGTACCACCACTATCTAAATCATTTAAATATGTCATAAAAACCAAACATCTTTTTATAGTTTTATTAAGACTTCCATCTCTTTCACAATGTTCTATTTTAAAACCACCACCTTTAGGATAATGCTGTATATTATATGGTTCAATTACATTAAATCTAGCGACATGATTAAGATGTGTATAAATTTTTACATAATCATCTAAACATTTTTGTAATTCTATACGATAATCCATAAAAGGCTGGTCAAAATTATTTGCACTTATAGCTAGGTCGGTTGACTCTTTAATATCCTTCATAACTCTACTGCCTTGAGCATGAGTTATCGTTTTTCCTGTATTACGTTGTTGTGGGTTACTATGGTAATACTCTAGTATTGCATCACAAATACCTTCTGGTATATGCCACGTTTGTATAAAGTCTTGATTTGTTGTTACTGGTTTATGAAAATTCAAGTTTTAAAGCCTATTCAACTAAAAACCAACCAGTAGTATTGTCTGCTTGATAAGCATCTTCTTTCCATTCATAAATATTATCTCCGCTAGAAGGGTCTGCTATAGGAGCTTGCCAAACCCATGTTGTTTCATTTAAAGTCCAACTTGGATAGGGTTGTGGATGATAAAATACATCTCTTACACTATCATATAGCATACCAACACCTGCAAAGTTTCCTCTCAATGCAGTTCCACCATCAGGTTGCCTAGTTTCTGGATTTACATGAACACCACGAACAGTATTATATGATGTCTGAACCCAAGTTTCTCCTTGCTTCCATTCATCAATAAATTCTTGCTCTGCAACAATAACTTCTGTAACTATTCCATTTATAATTTTTGCAAAATGTGCCATTGTCTATCCTTGAAATTGATACTTAATAACTACCATGCCAGAACCACCATTACCGCCTACTGGGCTAGGGCCTGAAGCAGCACCGCCACCTCCACCACCAGTATTGGTGCCGCCATTTCCACCAGTAGCTCCACTACCTGGACTTCCGTTATTTACACCGCCAGTTCCACCCGGCTTTGACCTATTACCATTAGAACTATCGTTTCCAGCACCACCGCCTCCACCTCCAGAGCCTCCTGTGCTTGCACTTATGTTTGATGGACCATTACCAAGATTGGCTCTTGCTCCACCACCTCCACCTCCAGAGAAGATGTAACTTGGTCCTAATATACTACTTGAGCCGCCTGCACCTGCTGTTCCATTACCATTACTCGCATTTATGTTTGGTGGTGTTGCAGTTTTACCTCCACCATTACCTGATGCAACTGGAGCAGAACCACTTGTTCTGCCCGGACTTACGCCACCGCCATTGCTACCTTGACCTGCTGTTCCTGCTCCACCACTTGAGTTTTTGTTTTGACCACCAGAGCCACCGCCACCGCCAGAGCCACCTGCTCCACCGTTGTTAACATTACTATCTTGTCTAAAAGCTGCTCCTATACCACCTCCAGTAGATGTTATATTAGAGAATGTACTACTTCCTCCTTGACTTCCGGGATTTCCTGCTGTTGCTCCGCCAGATGCACCTGCTCCACCGCTACCGACAGTCACACTATAATTCTGTGCAGATACAGAAAGGTTGCCTGTTCGCATACCTCCTCCGCCGCCACCACCAGAGATTTGACCACCAGCACCGCCACCTCCAGCAACAACAAGGTATTCAACAGTATTAGAACCAGCAGAGTTTCCGCCATCATTAACAGCAAATGTTGCAGATGAATTAAATCTATGTATCTTAAAGTTACCTGATGTTGTTATTGTACCACCAGTAGCAGATACATACGCAGTATTTTCTGAACCTCTAAAATCACCCATTTGTATTTCACCAGATGTTGGGATAGTTCCATTGTTACCACTTATTCCAGAAGGAACATTTGCTCCACCAGAGTAATATTCACTTAAACTTATTGGATTAGAGCCACCATATTCAGTTTGAACAGTGGAAAGAGCTATTTGACCAGATGAAGGAATTGCCATTTACTATACTCCTTTTAATTCATTTATTTCTTGCTTAAGTTCTTTGATTGACTCAATTAGCAGACCTATGATTTGGTCGTACTGTACAGTCTTATATGCTACACCATCATCTGTCTTTAATGGCAACTCTTTCTCATTTACTGCACTTGGTAGAACCTTTTCTACTTCTTGTGCAATTACACCTGCTGATTTCTTACCATCTGCTTTGTATGTGAATGTGTAACCATTTAGCTGACTTACTTTGTCAATAGCATTTTCTATCTTCTCAATATCTGTCTTCAGTCTTTCGTCTGATACAGTTGTTGAGAAAGCAATCACGTCACCATCTGCATGAAAGTCACCATCTGCTTCAAATCTAAATTCGTTGCTTGCATTTATATGAATGTTCATATAAGCATTATTTGAAAATGAAATGTAGTCAGTAGTATCCCTGCCTATATTACCAGAAAAGTAACCAGAACCAGTAACATTAAAAGTTGAACCATCAAAAGTCATATTGGCTTCTGCGTTCATACCATCAGTACCTGTAGCCGTAATAACTCTATTGTTAGAACCGTTAGCCATAAAGTCTGACACATCAACTGAAATAGAATCTGCTGCTACATCAATACCTGTACCTGCACCTACGTTAATTGTTCTTGTTGCATTAAGAGTACCACCACCAGTAAGACCATTACCTGCTGTTACACCAGTGTTAATTGTAAATGTTAAATCATAAGGGTCGCTATCTGAACCCGGAGTAGTATCTGTCCAGTTGATATCAATACCGCCACCTTCAACAAACTTTACTTCATTGTCACGATTGATTTCAACTTCTGTGCCATCGCCATCTTCAAGTATCCACCTATCCATTGTAAAACCACTAGATACTGCTGTGACTCTTCCGTAAGCATCTAGGGTGATTGTATCTATCTTTGTTCCATCATCTGTTGAACCATATGTTGCTGCTCCTGCACCACCCGTAGCCATGTTAAGTGTAACTGTACCACTTGTACCACCACCTGTAAGGTTTGTACCTGCGGTAACACCTTGAATATCCCCTGTAGCACCTGTAGCAACTGCTGTTACACGCCCATAAGCATCAAGGGTTATAGTATCAATTTTAGTACCATCAGTTGTTGAGCCATAAGTAGCCGCACCTGCACCTGCTGTGGCTAGAGCAATTGTAGGTGTACCACCTTCACTAGAAGATGAACCTGTTATACCTGTTCCTGCAGTGATTGTTGCTACGTAGTTACCTGTTGTTTTTGTTCCTAAAGCTACAGCATCATTTGCCACCTTCGCTGCAGTTACTGAACTAGATGCTAGGTGTTCTGCATCAATAGAACCTGCAGCATAGTGTTCTGAGTTTATTACGTCATCAGCTATCTTTGTGCCATCTATAATGTCAGCAGCAAGATGAACTCTGTCAATTGAACCATCTGTATAATGTTCTGAATTAACTGCATTGTCAGCTAACTTTGTTCCATCAATAGCGTCTGCTGCAATCTTGGCAGTTGTAACTTGTAAGTTTCCTATGTGGGCGGTATCAATTGACCCATCTACGTATTGGTCACTATCTACAGAGTTAGCTGCCATCTTGGCAAGTGTGACATTAGAGTTTGCTATCTTAGCTGTGGTAACATTAGCATCTAATATTTTTGCAGTTGTAACAGCATTACTTGCTAAACCTCCTGCAGCAATCTGTGGTCCTTCACCTGTAGTACCATCGTGTGAATGCCCTGTTGTACCGTTAAACGCAGCTTGCACTGCATCAAACTCTCCATCAAGGTCAGATGCGTTAATTACGTTACCATCAGCAATATTGTTTGCTGTATCGTTACGAGTATATCCTGTTCCCATTTTTTTATCTCCTAGCGTTAGTAATATACTGCAGGGTAGCAGCGTCTATAGTAAATGTAGTATCTACATTTGTTTCTTCTGTCTCATAGATAATTGACACAGTAAATCCAGAACCCACGGTCTGAACTTCGTAAACACTTTGTTGTTTTCCACCAAATGAAGACGTTCCAAAAGTTCCTGAACCATAAGTAAAAGAAGATGTAGAAGCACTAGATAGTGTTATCGAATTAGGCTGAATTAAATTAGGTTGGTCAAAATCGTATTTAAGTGTCTTTCTAAGTTCAAATTCACCGTTTACATCTAAGTACGTTGTACTTTTATATATAGTTTTACGAACTTTTGGGTCACCTAAAGGTACAAATGGTGTTGCAAAAACTGCAGGTATAGGTGTTCCATCTAAACTATTTCCCTGTTCCATAATATATATATACCCATCAGTTGCACCAAAATATATAGTTTCAGCACGACCATCATATTCACTATAAGTTACAAAAGCATTAAAGCCACGTAAATCATTAAAAGATAATCCACCTTCTAATTGTGTTGCTGCAATACCTTTAGCTGCATCATTTGTGTATCCTGTATTATAACCAAATATTCTATATTGACTTTTCTCACGAATAACTGTACTTGAAAAACCATTAGGACTACTAGCAAGTAAATCTAATATTTCAGCCTGTATTGATTTTGAGACAGCGGCAAGACCAAAGTCACCAATTCTATCTGTGGCTGAGAATAATCTTAAACCATCAGGTCCTAAGAATATAATATCTCCACCTATCTCTTGAATGGTATCTTCAGCTACACAACCTAAGTCACGAGACACAGGTTGCATTTGAAAGTCAGCTACACTATTACCATTAAGTACATTTATACTACTTTCGCTAAATATAATTAACTGTTCACGGAAAACGATTAAACCTGTAATTGTATCCGCTACATTAATTATACCACCTCCGTTAGCAATTGTCAAGTCATTATCTTTATAAGGTGCAGAAAAGACTATTTTTTTTCCGTTACCAAAGAATAAATGGTTTTTAAAGTTGACTACAAAACTTGCACCTGATACATCAGATGGCAAAGCAGTTAATTGCTCAAATGTAGTTCCATCAAATCTATAAGGCTTACCTGTTCCGTCAACAAGCATAAGTTTTTCTGTACCATCAAAGTCATACTTTAGAAATCTTACTTTACCTGACCCACCTATTGTAACACCTGCACTATTATAAGTTGCATTGTCACTTATCTGTGTCCATCCTGACCCACTAGACCTAAATAGGTCATCTCCTCTTACAACATATACTTGGTTATCATACCTATGGATTCCTCTGATAACACCTGCATTTGTTACAGCATTTGTATCAAATTTCTCATACCCTTCTACTCTTCTGTAACCACCAAATATAGAAGGCTCAAAGTTACGAAGTATACGTGCTGAACCGGGTGCTTGAAATCCTTGCTGATAAGGAGAAAGGTTTGTTATCAAGCCACCTTTAAATTCAAATGAATGGGTTTGCCATGCGTCTGCCATTAGATAACAGACCTAGAAAA